CTTATATCCTCTACCAATTCTATCCCTATAAGGATAAACCACATCAAGGGAATTGTTAGAAAAGGTATGAGGATATAAAAGGCAATCAATTCCCACATTACTCTTCGTTAGGTTCGGGCTTAGGTCTGTGATCTATAAACTCTTTATAGCCCTGAGCCACATCGAGATTCTCGTCAGCGATAATAACGCAAGCTGTTTCTACATCCTGCGCGTTGTGTAAAGTGCTGCAGCATCCATGCCAGTTGATGATTGCCTCCTCAAGATCTGTCCATCCTTCTGAATGGATTGCGTATGCTCCATTAATTACCTTAATTACTGCGTATTTCATTGATTATATCCTCCTTTATTTAATTCCGAATATTCTTGTCGGTTTCAAAATTGTGTTGTCTGTTGATTCTGAAAATTGAGAACCAGCACTTGTCTGTTGCCCTTTTAAACAATTCGTAAATACAACACCGCTACTCGTTACATTGAAATATCGATATGCCGATATCATACGATTGTTGTAAACGGAAACATTTATTATCTGCGAGCCACTACCTACCATCGCTAATCCCGTTATGGGTTTTGAGGAATTTATAATTGTTTCTACAATTACTCCCTTATATGCGCTTAAATCAATCAAAACTGTCTGTGCAGCAAAGTTCTGTGACGAATCGGGATTTGTCCACAACAAAGATACTCCACCAAAACAATTCAAAGCCCCTGCGGTTACAGTTTCATAGTTTGTATTAAGAGTAAATGTTGCTCCGTTTGCTATATCTGTTTTTGCCCTTACAAGCGCTCCGTTTAAATAAAAGAATGTTCCGGCGCTTATAGCCTGGTCTGCCGTTGCTCCACTCTCGGTTATGGAAGCAAGATCATCCATATCTGCCTTATCTCCTACCGCACTGTTGATAGTTGCAATATCCGTATAGGCATTTTCTATGCCCGTTTCGATATTATTCAGATTGTTGGCATTTAATGGCGTAGTCTTGTGATCAGGTGCGTTCTTCCACTCTGTAGGCGTGTATGTATGTAGTGCCATGTTTTCCTCCTTTAATTTGTTCTTTTGTTAAGCGTTAGGATCGTAGGGATATCCAAGTACGCTCTCTATAAATGCTACTGCATCTTCAAGGGCATCTACCCTATCAGTCAAAGCGCTTATATCTCCGATGTTTGGCTTATTCTTTATGAAATCAGCCTTTGTGTTATCCGCCTGATTCCAGTCGGATTGAATCTGAGCTGCAGGGATTGTAGGTTTGTTCTTGATAAAATCTACTTTGGTATTGTCTGCCTGACTCCAGTCTGACTGAATCTGCGCTGCAGGAATAGTTGGCTTATTCTTGATATAGTCAATCTTGGTATTATCAGCTTGATTCCAGTCGGATTGAATTATCGTAGGCTTATTCTTTATGAAATCATCCGCCGTATTGTCCGACTGATTCCAGTCTGACTGAACATTCACCTCTGCTCCTGCGGAGATCCCGTCAAGCTTTCCTTTATAAGCATCGTTGAAATCGTTTGACGATAAGGCCTTCCCCGATACCTTGTCTACCTTGTCGGCAAGAAAAGCATCCATCTCCGTCTTATCGTAATAATCGGAGACATCCGGAATATTGGGCTTATTCTTGATATAATCGTCTGCGCTACTGTCAGCTTGTGTCCAATCGGATTGAACATTTACCTCTGCTCCCGATTCAATACCGCTTAATTTAGTCTTTTCTGAGGCCGTGAAATTGCTATCGGTGTGAACGTAAGATGCATCCGACACATAGTCGGAATCATTCTCAATATCAGAAGTCTTTGTCGGTACAATAATGTTTGCGGTCTTATCTTCGGAATCGTTGGATGTAAATGTCTCAAGGTCTGTTCCGTTTACCTGAATAGTAAGAGTTGCATCGTATACTTCCGGTAAGCTTTCCTTTATCTCCTCGCAATCATCCCGTAATTCTTCGCAATCATCCTTTAAATCAGTGACATCCACTAATATCTGAGAGATAGCAGTGTACTCATTCGTGGATTCTTCCTTGCCCTGATCAATGGTCTGATTGAAGACCATAACCGCAAATTCGGGAGAAGTGATGATGGCATTATCAGCAAAGGTCACCTGGACCATACACTTGCATTCTCCAGGGACGTTGATATCCGTTGTCCTAAACGTATACTGCAATTCATTGCCATATCTCACCACTGCCTGATCGTTCTCGGTGTCATCGGGCTTATGAATCAGAATCTCACAAAATACCGCATCCGAAAGGTCGACCACCTTGCCATCCTTTGTCAATGTGATATGGATAGTCCTTGCCTTTGTGTCGCCTCTGCGGACATAAATCACGCCTCGTACACGCTCTCTGTTTAGGTCGAGTCTTAAATTATCAATAGAGTCGTTCTGCATGATTCTCTCCTTTTCTCCATCATACACAATCAAAATGTCGGAATGTCACCCATAGATTGCCCTTTTGCGCATTTTTTCGCAAAAATATCGCCCCGATTTCTCGGAGCGATACTTCTTACTTCAGCCAGCCTTCAAGCTTCTTTTTAGCCTCTTCATCGGTGTAGCCTGCTGCCACAAGTGCCGATCTAAGGATTGAATTAAGGTCTGCCGCCTTATTCTGATTGTAAAGTTCGATGTACTGGGCTTTGTAGGTGTTTGTAATCTTAGAAGCGATATCCTTCTTTTCTACGCCATGCTCAAGCAGAAGCTTTATCTCATCGTTGACAGCCTGACGATTTTCGGGAGTAGGATCTGATGCAGCTTCATCGATTCCGTTTGTAAGGACTCCGTACTTGCTTTCTCCGGTATCCCAGCCTCTTACAGTAAAGAATGCATCTTCCTCACTCTTGCCCTTCTCTTCCATGAGATAATCCATCATTTCCTCATCGGTGATGTTTCCTTCCAGGTAATCTGCCTTCATGAGATCGGTAATGCTATCACTGACTTTCTTCTCTACCTTTTCTGCAATCTCATCATCTGTCGCATCGGGATTCTCTGCTCTCGTCTTATTCACAACTTCCTGAACAAGCTTGTTGTACTTCTCGGTGTCGTTATTCTGAAGCGCCTCGTAGATTCTCTCGTACTGATTCTTGATATCCCATGTTGCGATATTGGAATCATCTGAGAATGTCAGCTCGCCTTCATCTATGCTTCTTATAATGTCTGTAGCGTAGAAGTACATCGCTGAAAGCATGTTCTTTATGTTGTTGATAGGTGTGCCTTTAAACTCTCCTATTGTAGCTCCAAGATTGATGGATGACTTCAGCAGTTTCTGTGTAGCCTTTTCACGGTCTTCGCTGGTTTTTGCTTCCCACAGAGCCTTTGCGTTCTTGGTAAGGTTGCCCGTATTCTCAACGAAATCGTTCACCATCTCTGCTACGGATACTTCAATTCCGTAATAGGAAGATCCCGTGAAGATATGCTTGAGAGCCTCGTACAACTCTGAGCCACCGATAAATGCTCCGGTCAAGCAAGAGAGTGCGCCTTCTCCGAGTGCAAGCCAAAACTTCTCCCAGCTCCACTCTTCATCGTCTCTGTACTTCCACCATCTATGCAGTAAAAGCTGAGATAAAATCGTCATCGCACTGAATACTGTTGCTGATACTGCCTGAGATGTTACTGCCATGGCCGCCTTTGAGGAAGCTTCCTTTACCCATCTCTTGTTGCCCGATACTTTAGCTGCATTCAGCTCTCCCATTGCATCGTAGATGATACCGAAGTTCTGCATAGGCTGAGTCTTGAACATTACCAGCATCTTTACAAAACTGTTCGGATTTCTGATAATGTCTGCCTTGTGCAATGTCGAGTAGTTAGGCTGAGTCTGCTCTACTACATTGGTGAAGACTTCGGATACCTTCTGCCAGTACGCTTCAGTGCCTTCCTTAAGGTTTTTAAAGTTCTCATCCACATAATACTTGGATGCGTACTCAAGAGTCCTTACTGTACCCGTATCAAACCACTGAGTCCAGTTCACGGCTTTCTGCGCCCACAGAGGAAGATTCTTTCCAAATCCCACGGCCTTTGCATCTGCCAGTTCCTGAGTAGCATTGCCCTGATTTCTGTACCACAGAAGCGGATTGATATCCTCAAGCTCTTTGATGCCCTGGCCAGTGATGAAGCCTTTTCTCATGTCTGCAACGGCTCTGCCTAAAGGTTTCCATCCTACGACTGCTGCCGCTGTCGGATATGAAGCTGCCTGCTTGATTGCTACCGAGGGATTGAGAGTAAGTGTAGCTCCGGCAAACTGTCCTCTGAGATTCATGAGGAAGTTGCCCTTCTCACTTCTTCCGCCCTGGATGTCTTGCATCAGATTCTTCAGCCAGTTGGTATCAGATGATCCCCATACACTGTCGATAGTCTCATACAGATTGTGAAGCTGTCCATCGCTCTGATCACGGAATGTCTGCTTCATGATGGTCTCAAAGTTCCTTACGGGAACAGCAAGCCCTGCGTACTTCGATACTGATCTTATCTGTCTCTGAATGACATTTGTGATGTCCTCAAGCAGAATCGGCTTCGTGGAGATGACTCTTTCCTTGAGCATTCCCATACCTTCAAGCGATCCATTCTGAACAAGTCCAGCCCACTCTTGCTGAGTAAAATGTCTGTCAGTCCTTATCGGGAAGTAGTTCTTTACTCTTGCGAGTGCGTATCCCTTGAGTGCCATCGATGTCTCGTTAATGAGCTTTCCGGTCTCCTCGTGGAACATCTTCTCTGCATCTCTGAGGAATTGCTTCTCCCATGCGGAAAGGTCTTTCTTCAGATTCTCGATTCTTTCCTGAGCCTTTGTGGTAAGCTCGTTGATCTTGTTCTGATCATTCCGCTGGATTGCATCAAGAAGCTCTGCATAGTCTACAAACCTATAATTTGTACCCTTTGCGTATGCCTCATCCATCTTGCCCTTTGCAAAGTAGTCCATGTTCGGGATGGTAATACCGCTTCCCAAAACATGCCTCATGTTGCTGGCGTTCATGGAGTGCATTATCAGGGACATCCGCATTGCTCTTGTGATCTTGATAGGCTTTCCATTCTTATCGGTGATGCCGATGTCTACAAGGTCTTGATTCTTTGTGGAAATAAATCTCTTTACTTCCTTCTGATTCTTCTGCCCTTCAAGGACATCCTGGAAGATTGCTCCGAGATCCTTCTGAATCTGCATCTCCTTCTTTGAGCCTTCATCCAAATCATTGTAGATGTCCATTAACGATCCATCTATGTACCCCGAAAGCTTTCTAAACAATCTGTAGGCATTAAGATGAAGGTTTCCGTACCTATTGAGCGCATTCATGGCTGCGTTATCATGTCTGCGACTTCCCTTTACCTCATTAATGGCCTCGTCTGCTGCCTTCCTTGCATCCTCACGTTTGCCCTGAAGAATAAGGTTATTGGCATTCTTTATCTGAGTCTTAAGGGCCGTGACAATCTCGATTACTCTCTGAAGCTCTGTTATTCCGAGATCCGCATAAGACTTATTATTGAACATCTGCTGAAGTTCTTTGATATCCTCAGCAATTCTCTCGTCATAATCGAATGAATATCTTTCATCATTCTTGAATGACTCATAGACCTCTGCCATCTTCTTGAGTCTGTCAGCGATTGCCTTATTTCTTCCACCATTGTCAAGGTTGATAGCCTCAAGCATCTCTATGGTAGGCTTAATAAGGTTAACGGGAACATGCTTCGATGCGCCTTCTGCCGGATGTGCCAAGATATTCTGAAGCGCTTTGACTTCTCTGAGAACACGATTCTTCAGCTCTGATCTCTGTCTTCTGATGTTCTTGTTTGTCCAGCTATTCTGATAGGTTGCTCTTGCCTTTGCTATCTTCTCGTTTGCCTGAGCCTGAAGCCTCTCGTAACGTGCTTTGTACTCTTTTTTGAGATTCTCGATAAGCACCTGGTTTACAGTGTCGCCCATGCGTATAGCTTCTTGCTCTTCCGCCGTGAGATTGTCGATATCCTCAGCCAGTCTCTGAGCATTGAGTGCCTTCTCAGCTTCCACTTGCTTAAGAGCCTCGTTGTACCTCTTCTTGTACTCTTCCTTTACTTTGTTTGCTCTCTTGGTCAGCTCGCCCTTTAAGGTCTCGGCAGCTTCCGTCATGGAATTTTGAACATAGAATTGACTTATGATGTCAAGTGCTACATCCATTGCCGCATCCTCAAGCGCCTGCCCCTCAAGAGAAGCATAAGTAGGATTTAGACCGTTTATTAGATTTGCAAGTTCTATGGGCTGGTCGTTCGGTACAGTTCCGTAGGAAAGGCTTCCGCCAGTCTTGTCTACAAGCTCTGTCCATATATTGTCCAGTGCGATACCATCATTTGACAGTGTGATCTTGCCTCTCATGGAGTCTACAAAGTTCTTATAGCTTCCGTAGGCGTTTATCACTTCTTGCTTCTGCCCTGCATCCAGCTTGATCTTATAGCTCTTTACAGTCTTTATGATGTCCTTGTAAAGCTTCTCTTGCTCAGGATCACTGTTCTTGACATTCTCCAGGATAGGTTTAGCAATGTCAGACATTATATACATGATGTCTTCCATACGAACATTGTTATTCTGCAGATACTTGAATATCGCCGTAATTGAGCTTTCAAGCCATTCCTTCTTATAGGTACTGTTGTACTTATTCTTGATATAAGAAGCTACATCTGAGATCATCTTCTTTGAGATATCGCTGTCAAGGTCCATCCTCTTATCGATCATCTCTTTTAATGCGCTCTCAGTCTTCTTGACTTCCTCGTCTATCTCTAAGAAGGAATCAAAGAAGCCATCATCGGGAACATCGATTGAATGGTGGATGTCCTCGTTCTCTGTAGGATTCTCGTTGTCTATCGACTTAATCTGATTCGGTGTAAAGGCAATCATAACATCGCTCAGAATAAATGTTCCGTTAAGGCTATCATATAGATTCCGGAATATTACTCCATCATGTCCTTCAAGCATAGCCTCAAGAGCGATTTTTCTTGTATTGCCGTACAATTCACCTTGATAAATCTTATCTGTTAACGGCAGAAGAGCAACTTTCGTTTGCATGAAGGTCTCAACATCTTCATCTATTTCCCCACTGGCTATCTCTTCTTCCCAGCTTTCTCTAAGGGATTCCACCGCTTCTTGATAGTTATTATTACTGTATTCTTTCATCTCATCAAGAGATATAGCATTCCTATCATAAGAATGCAGAACAGACATCAGGTCGTACCAAGTGTATTTCTCGTAATTTTCGAAAAACTCCTTGTATGTCGTCAGCTTCCCGTGAGCCTCTCTGTACTGATAATACTCTCTTTCTGCATCATCATGTGCATCATCGTACATTTCCTGAAGTTCCCATTCATCATAGGTCTCTCCGTTGTACTCAGCATAGCCTTCCTCTTTAGCTGTTTCGTATGCCTTCTTCAGATTTACAAGATCATATTTCTTCTCAAACTTGTCTGCATCTTCTTTTGTTAGGAATGCAAAATCTTCAACTAAGGATACATCGATATCAAACTCATCTTGCTTGTCGTAAGCAATACGATTCCAGTTAGCTGCTTTGGCATCTATTATAAGAGGATTTACCAAGTTGAGATATACTGGCATTACATCTCCGCCTCTTGCATAGGTTTCAGCAACATCATAATTGTTGGTGAAGAAGAAGCTTCTGCCATCATCTACTCTGTTTCTGTCGAATATATTAAACGCTCTTCCAGGTGTGCCATGATACATTACCATCAGGCGACCTTTGGCATCCACTGCCTTTGAATCTTTGAAATACTTAAGCTGATTCTTGGTAAGCTCTTTTCCGGTGGAATCCTCGGTTACGGAGATAGAATAGCGAATATCCTCGTTTGTTGTGGGATTCTCGTTACTGGTAAGCTTTGCCTGATTTGAATCAAAGACAATAAAGTGTACGCTGTCGGATGTGAGGCCCATTCCTTTAAACTTCTGACTTACTGTAGAGTCTATGATTCCGTCATATCCGAGGCCTTCTACTATCTGTCTTGCTATCTCATTTCCGATAAGGTTTCCTTCGTCATCCTCTAAATACTTATTGTTAATCTGCTCTTTCAGATCCTCAAGTGTTACCCCGTCATCCTCTATAGCTTGATAGAGGATAGGATTTATCTCTTCGGCAAATTCAGGATCTACTAAACCATCAACAATCTCGTACATAGCCTCATCGAGTGCTTCGTAGTATTCGTCCTCATCGCCAAAGTCCTCTTCGGATGGAAGGTCTAAACTGTCTCTCTCAAACAAGTATGTCTGAGAATGCCCATTATAAGTGCCGACATAGCAAGGATTTGTTATGTTAAGATAGCAATCCAGTGTTATAGGCTCTTCAGTATACTTTTCTCTAAGCTCTTCGACTATCTCATCATAGCTCTTGTCCTCGTAGCCTTCAGTGCCTTCAAGGCTCTCTGCTTCACGCTCTATCTTGCTGGTGAAGTCTGCTCCATGCTCGTTAGCATAATTGGACTCCACATCATTCTCATCGTTTGTGAAGTAGAATCCTCTGCCCATGTTGCCTTCAGCATTGGAAAACTGACGGTCGAATGTATAAAAAAGCTTGAGAGTGCCATGATAAACCTTCAGCAATGCTCCGTTTGCATCTAACACTTTTGTATCTCTGAAGTATTTCTGCTGCCCTTCGGTAAGCTCTTTTCCATCGGAATCCTCAGTTACAGAGATGGAATGCTTCACATCACTATCTGATGTTTCCCTATCTGCATAGCTTCCTACACTCTTGTTTGAGCCATTCTTGAAGTCTACTTTCACGCCAGCTTTTACAAGCTCATCTCGCAGGCTATCAGTAACAACATTCCACGGGACAGCAACATCAGTTCCATCAAGATATCCCTTGTACATCTTTGCTACTTCGCTATCAGGAAGTATGCGCACAATCTTCATGTACCTTGAAAGGAACACTTGTCTCTTAAATCCTTTCTTCTGATCCGCAATCTTACCAGCCACAACTCCAGCTTTCCAGTCATGCCATCCAGTCGGATCTTTTGCCATGTCTGCCCAATATGTTCCATTGGCCTCGGAAATAGGCACTTCGCACTCAGCGACTACGAGATTTCTTCTGTGAGCTGCCGTAAATTGGTCATTAAGCACTACATTAGATGAGTGCAGATAAGGATTGTAAGCTACTCCTCCAGTCTGATTGTCTCCACCTTCCAAATCAAACTGAGCATATTCTCTGCCATCCTTGCCTACTTTTTTCTTGCCCTTTTCCATGTTGGCTTTAGCAACATCCTTGGCCTCTGTAGCCATTTCCCACTTACCAAGCTGGCTTGAATATCCAAGGCTTTTAACCTTCCTGCCCTTCTCATCGTAGTGGTAATCCAGGGCAGCCATCGGCGCATAAAGCTTTCCGTCTATCAACTGGAATGCCCTATATGTTTTGATGTGATCCTGATTCTCAAGGAAATCAATCGTCTTTTGGTCGGTTACTTCAATAGAATGCCTTGTGGATAATTCTTCACTTAATTCCACGGGCTCTCTCTCTTCCAGTGTTCCCTGCTGCTTCAGATAATCTTTAACTTCCTTATAAAGAGTCTTCTGCTCACCGGACATCTCCCTTTCCATTCTGTCTTCGGTTTTCTGCTGCTCTTTAAGGGAATCAAGGACAAGTTTCTTAAACTCTGCCTCTTCAGGAAATGTCATTGTAACTGCACCCTGAGGCATAAACTTGCCATTGTTGTCGTATGCTCTGAAGTCTATAAGGAGCTTGTAGTAATTGGGATGCCAAGCAAATTCATCAAATTTAGGCTTATATCCCTTCTTTTTGCAGAAATCAAGATACTCCTTTGCGGCTGTCTTTGCATCAACTCCCTTAGGATTAATCTCACTCTTAAGTCTTCCATACCAATCGAAAGGCTCTTTCTTCAGCTTTTTGCCATCCCTACCTCTTGTGTTCTGAACATCCGTATAGTCGGTATAAAGTGCTAAATTACGGGCATTCTTAATAAGCTGAGATACACCCGATGCATGGTAAGGAATTACCATCTTGATATCATCATCGCCCAGCATCTTAACAATATGATCATAGGAAAGTCCTACGCCGATTGTACCGCAGTATTTATAACGAGGATCGTTCTGAATCTTTTTAGCTTCTTCAAAATCAAAGGATTCATCTTCAAATATATAGTCCCCGTTCTCGTCAAGTCCGGCGTGCTTGAGCATAGGCCCAAACTCAGGATCGTTCTCTACTGCTTTCTTGCTCTTCTTGAGAAGCTTTGCAAGTCTCTTGGATTGCTCTTCGGTAAGATTTGCTCCCCTAAATATAAGAGACATATTGATTCTCTGTCCGGTCATACCAAAGAGTCTTGCATAGGTTGATTCCTTTGTATAAGCATGAGAAGGCAGCTCTCTTGCTGACATATCTGCAAACATCTGCATATAGTCGAAGAACAAGTTAGCTACATAATCCGAGAAGCTCTGTACTCTTACGCCACCAACAGCATAAGCATTTTCTTTGATAAACTGATTTGCGCTTCCCTTCCAATCTTTTGCCTTAAGAATGTCATTTCCATACGCAGTAAAGCCATGTGAAAGCTTAGGCTTTGATGTACCGCCGTGAGCATTTACAAGCTTATATACGCCCTGGTACTTTGAGCGAAGCTTATCAAGTCCTTCGGATGCGATGATGTCATTGGGATCAAGCAACATTCTTGCCGCAGGATTGTTCAGCAGATAATATGCCAGCTTTACCTCTTCTGTAGGATTTGATTCCTCTCCGTTTATAATAACCTGACCAATGCTTCCATCCTTCTTAAGATAAGGCTTTACTACCTTTTTGAGAGTCTTAAGGTCTACCTGATCATCGCTCAATGTGTCAAGAAGTGTGCCAAGAGGCGTAACGTGATTGGTTACAAGGTTGAAATACTGCGCACTTACGCCCTTCTTAAGCATGGAATTAACGAGATCATTCCATCCCATCTTGGTCTTTTCATTGGTCTTGGGATCTACTTCTCCGTTTACAAACGAATCAGCCCATGTACCTACTCTGTATCTCTTTGAGTCTACAAAGCAAAGGCCACAAGCAATCTCAAACTGATGCTCCTTGATGAGTCTGTTGATACCAGCGATGTCGGATTCTGTCAGAATGGCAAGGTTAAGGTCTGCATCCGATACCAGCTTATTAAGTACAGTATTTAAGGCGATTCTCTTCTTACATACCTGAGAGAAGTCTATGTTGAGAGGATATTCTCCGTTATTTACGACAACGGACCGTATCGGTCTTCCATCATCCTTGAATACCTCAAGCAAGGGCTTTCCGGTAGCATCTAACTCAAGTTTAGTTTCACTCCAATTTGAAAATGAACTAAATTCTTTGTTTTCAGACATCTCTTTGGCAATCTGAAATCCCCAATCAAGAGTCTCGATGATATCCTTTTGGTCTTTCTTGGTAAGTCCGCTATACTTCTTGAGATAATCTCTGAGGATATCGGGATCATATGTCGCCACGCTGAAGCGGACATCGTTATCGCCATTAAACTCAATGTTTGATTCCTTCATTCGGTCAATAACATCGATTGAATGAGCTACTTCATCTGTAGACTCATCCACTTCGATTGCAGCCTCACGATTTGCCCTTGCCTCATCCAACGCACCTATGAGCATGTGGCTGAAAGACTCAAGCTCTTCTGTGGTAAGCTGGAGCTTCTTCATGTAGGCATATCCAAGCTGCTCTCTGTCAGACTGATGTCCTGATATGTAGTCTTTGATAGACTTGATGAGATGATCTACCCAGCTCTTGATGGCTTCAAGAGTCGATACCTTCTCCTCTGCTGTCGTGGTCTCATCACCCATGATGTAATCCACCAGGACCTTTGCACCAACATCTGTCGAGAAGATATAAGAGATTGCATCATTAACAAACTCTTCCGTAGCATCTGCAACGCTCTTGTTTGCTTCTGAAACAATATCACTGTTGGGATTCTCAAGTGCTTTTGTTCTATAAGCATCTTTGTACTTGTTTACGGCATCAACGAAAGCTCTCTCGCCCGATTTATCAACTACCATCTTCACGATAGCTCTTTCAGCAAGATTCATTCCCTTGGGATTGAATACTCTTGCGTACTCAAACATCTCATGCACGAGCGCCTGATACTTGTTGTCTGCAGTATCCGCTACAAGGATTCTTGTGATATCGCTTAAGAATTTACCTCTTGAGATAGTTTCTTCGGGATCATTGTAGACTTCCGCATGCAATTTAGTGGCTACGCCCTGCTGAAGATCACCAAGCTCTTTGTCTACGATTCCGGTCACCTTGCCCACGTTCTCATTCTTTTTAACCACGGTGCGAGGCGCTTCTATTGTTCTTGTGTTCTCACCATTATAGAAAAGAGTCTTAAGATAGCTTTCAGATATGAGATTCTGATCTACCATATACTTGGCTTCGGGAGTATTATTGAGATATGTCTCAAAGCTCTGCCCTGACTGACCAGCATTGTATGCAAGATATGATGCCACAGAATATGCGTACATGTTCTGCCCACGATAATTCTCTACGAAATTTTTGGCAGCCGTTTCATCTTCAAAATACTCCGATGCCTGAGTGAGCTGTCTTTCTTCTCTCCTTGCGATGCTTTCTGCTTGCCGCCTTGCGTATTTCTCAACTGGAGTCTCGTCTATTCTCTGCTCAACCTTTTTGTTCGTGCGATACTGGTTTACACCGTTTTCAACATTAGCCTGATAGTTAATCTTCGCTATCTCTTCTCTCTTCCCAAGCTCTTGCATGGTGTTTGAGAGATCCACGATATCTTCTTTTGTTATCTGCTCTTCGGGCTTATTTGCTATTTCTACGGCCTTTGCTACCTTTTCTGTCTCTTCTTCGGACAGAGATTCGGTATCAAGGTTTTTGGCAGTCTGAATAAGCGCCTTAAACGCTTTAGGCGTGTTCTTCTTATCTACTATGTCGGTCTGTACTGATGGCGTGGTAGTAAGCCCATTGAGATAGGCATAACCTACTGTGCCGCCGCCCATAAGACCACCGCTAATAAAGCCTCCACCAAAAGACCTTACAAGGTCAAGTATTTTATCAAGTACGACATGCCCTGCCGCCTGATCCTCGTTATATCCCTGCTCAAGATACTCGTTGTACCTTGTCTTGAAATCGTTCTTTCCGCCAGCTACTAACAAGTCTGCGCCCCAGTCGAATACTTCCTCGACATCTTCCTGCGCACCTTCCACGAGGCCTTGCGAGAACACTTTCTTGAGAATCTCTTTGGCTGTGTACTTTGAGAGACCATTTTCTGCTATAGAGGACAATCTGCCAAATGATGCACCTTCACTGAGTGCTGTCGTTAAACCGGATGCAAGCCCCTGAAGAATGATCCTATTGGGAGTAAGTCCTCTATCGATAGCCTCATTCATTACAGAATCAGCTTTTTCAAATCCCTGAATTGCACTGTTTGCGATTTTTCCGCCAGGGCCACCGATTGCCAAACCAAGTCCCTGAGCCACAAGGTTATCGCCTGCGGATAACGCCTGATTATACAATTCTCTTCCGATGGGATTCTGAATCTGCTCATTTATTGTGTTTCTAACCGTCTCGGTGACGGAATCACGATGCTTGAGAGGCTTTCCAGCAAGATAGTTGTACGCATTGCCAAGAGTATGTGCTACCGTTTCGGCAGGATTTGAAAGATATGTGTATAGAGTATTGGATACTGGATGTTCTATCGCATCTTTTGCCACTTCAGGCATCTGATAGTTTGAAAGAATCTGCATGTAGTCGTCAAAAGACAGATCATTAGGCCCGACCTTTCCTTTTCCGGCAGTCAGGTCATAGAGCTTTGCCTTTGCTCTCTCTGCCCTTCTATACATACGATCAGCATGTTTCTCTATGTCTTCATCTGAGAAGCCTGCTGCCGCCATTGCATCGATATCAGACTGGCGCATCACATCTTGACCAAGTGCCTCAAGCTCAGCCTCGGTCATCCCCATATCACGGAGACTCTGAATAGCCTCTTCGTCTCTTATCTTGCTATATTCTGCTGCTAATTCTTGCTTTCTGTTGTATTCTTCTCTGTAATTCGGATAATCTTCGGGAAGATAATCCCCAGCATTTGTTCTTGTAAACCAGTTAGCATATCTTTCAAAGGCATTCCTCTCAGGGATACTCTCGTACTCCTCTTTTATAGCCTTCTTTCTTGCCTCTTCGTCTATCTCTTCATTTACTGTAGACTTGCTAAGGTCTAAGCGTGGAGCAAACTTGGAAGTGCCGTACTGCTCTTTAAACTGTTTTACAGTTAAATCGGGAAGATTAAAAGCGGAATTGAGTGTTCTTCCTTCTTCCTCTTCAGTCTTCCCTTTAGGCAGGTCCTTTTTGGTTGTATTCTTAAATGATCCATATTTAGTTGTGGTGGTCTTGGTTTCACGAGGGATTCTTACCTGAGTCGCAAACTTACCATTGTTAGGAGTAGTCCTAACGCTTCCCTGACGTGTGTCTACTCCGAATTTCTGCTGAAGTGCTGCCTGATACTGAGCTGAAGAGTAATCGTTTTGATTCTGCTTTGGGATAGGTGTAATGCGTTCGATCTGTAAATCTTCTCCGCCTACTCGGATGTGCGAATATTTCTTTTCGTCTTCCTTTATTTCTTCGATTTTATTCCCGATTCTTATCTTTGCCATTTTAGCTCCTTAATTATAGTTATAATAACTTGGATACTTTGATGTTTTTGCAGCTTCATTCTTTAATTTGTCAAATTGAGCATCGGTTAGATGGTATCCGACAGCATCTAAATCTTTGCGGACACTTTCTGCTGTTGAATCCAATACAGTCCCCATCCTTGAGGCTTCAAAGCTTCCTCTTATTTGATCAACAGCATTGTTCCAAACTGATTGAGCATCGAGATCTATCGACTCTTTTTCTTTTCCTTTTCCACCAGTATTTTTATACACTACAGTTGTTCCGCCACCGCCCACGGGCCTATTCTTAAGCGCATATTCAAGATCAAACTCTCTCTTCTTTTCATTAAATTCCTCAAGCCACTGATCATTAGCAAGCTGTGTGCCATAAGCTCCCTGAAGGTATGAAAGAAGATTGTTATAGTCTGCCACCTGATCTCTGTACTTGCCATAATATCTGTCTTCGGCATCATTAAGATAAGCAAGCTGGTCTTTCCAGTCTGCCACCTGATCTCTATACTTGCCGTAATCTCTATCCTCGGCTGTTCCAAGCACATTGTACTTGTTATTAAGCTCATCGCCTTCCATCTTGTATCTGTTCATTGCCAGGTTATACAATTCAGGAATGATGTTATTGAGCTGTGTTAGATACTGCTGATTTGCCTGAGCGCCAGCCGTTACCGCATAGGAATTGCCGTATCCGCCCGTAAGCGCCGCTGCATTTGCTACAGCATTCATTGAAGCCTCTTTCCCTAATTTGGTATACTGATCCTTGTATGCCTGATACATAGGATCGGCATTGAAATCATAAGAGAAGCTTTTACGATTCTGTATCTGCCCCAATAAGTTGTCTAAAGATGCCTGATATTTACTCTGATAGGCCGCTACCGGATTTGCTTCCAAATTATCTATTTTGGCCTGATATTTGCTCTGATAGGCCGCTACCGGATTGGATTCCGTTTCTCTTATTCGTTTCCAATAGTAATCTGTATTTGCGCTCACTGTTCATCCTCCTTCAACTGACTAATCTCACTCCTCAATGAATAAATCTCGTCCTCTAACTGTTGTATCTGATAAGACAGACCATCTACCAAACTGGTCGCCCAGCTCTTTATCTGCATGATGTTATCTTCAGGGCTTGCAAACTCATTTATCCCTGGCGTATCAAAATCTATCATGTGTCGCTTCCCTCCTCCGTTACTTTTGCGATTGAGTAGATCATTATATTTCCATACCCTGAGATCCTGAGCCTCATGTGGTCATGTCTCTGCACATACAAGGGAATCGTGAAGGATCTCTCCTTCGTTGCGTTATAATTCATCAATACTTGCCAGTCGTCTGTGGAATCGTAGCTTACCTCAAACCTTATGAATGCTTCAGGCTCAATCGTAAGTCTGACATCGAATCTCTTAATGTATTTCTGATAGGGAGAATTGAGTCCTATGTCTCCGCTTTCTATCATCCACTCAAATGTAGGCTCAAAGTCTCCCAATGTCTCATATCCAGGGTAAGAGTCCAACATTGGATAGATATCTTCACTCGGAAACCTCTTGACTATCATTCTCTCCTGATTGACCAAGTACAACTGTCCAGTACGGTCTATCATGTACATTCCGCCATCCGCATAAGCGCAATAGAGTAATTCCATCTCATTCTCTATGCACCAAGTGTTTTTGGTGGTGTCGTAGACATATATCTTGTAGTTATAGTCTGCATCTCGCATGGAAACGTAGTATTTATCCCTATACGATCCGGCAACGGCATCATACAATGGATTGCTTCCTAACTTCTCTGACACAAGTCTTGTAGCGCCATCAAACAGACATACACCTTCTCTTGACTTAAACATCAGATAGTTATTCACAACGCAGATAGACTTGTAAGAGCCATTCTGTACGCCTCGCCCTGGCTTCCACACTATTTCAAAGTTAGAAGGCTTAGTGCCGTACATCTTGTGGTATCCGCCATCCATAAAGAAGAACACATAGCCCGAATATGCCGCACATCCCGTAAACTCATCGTTCATGCCGACTGTAGCTGCGTATGAATCGGAATCAAGGCCAGCAAAGCAATTCCAGTTGGTAGGATCTCCCAGTTTAGATACATAGACTTCATGCTTGGAAGATGAGCATCCGAAAAGTCTGTTACCCATCTCGCAGACATAATCCATCTGAGGCATCTCTCTTGAGACTGTTATAGGTTGGCTATTGGTAAAGACCTTATTGATTAAGCCAGCAATAACTATAAAATCATCGCCTCTGTCGTATATAATGTTGGTCTGATTGAAATCCTGACCATTGTAGATGGCTGGCGAATTGTCTACATCCTCAAAACGTGCAGCATCATAGGCCTTAAAGCCTACTCCGATACCCGTTGCCGCCACCTTGACATAGGTTGTGCCTATGGGATTCCATGAAGTGGTATTGTCAGACCACATCTTTATCACTACGGGATCTGCGGATGTATCAATCCAGTAAGGCTTGGAATGGTCCCCTGGCTCAGATGCCGATGTAGTAGTGTTGCTGTCCGTGAAATTAGTGCCATCGAGCTTGCACAACGTAAATACCGGATTAACCGATGTCGTCACTTTGTTCTCAACATAGGTCACTTCCCTTGTGTGCGTGTTGTAGATGACTCCATCCGGGAATATAACAATATATGCGCCCATAGCCACCATCTGTCTTTCTTTTCCGGTAGTCTGAAGGTCGCATATATAACTTTCGTCGTAATAAAATTTGTCGTTATCAACATAAGAAAGCGCATTTCCGCCCAGCGCTCCCTGAGGATTAGTGAGTACACGAATCATACCCCTACTTTTTCTTGTACCGATAGCAGGGAAATAATCATTAGTCATGTTCAGCATATCCGAGAACTCCGAGTCGGATATGTTCAGATTCATGTTTAAACCCAAGAAATTATTGACCATTGTTATTTGGTCATTTGATACGTTTAAACTTGGTAGCTTCATTTGCTCTCCCCTACATTAATTCAAGAGGCTTCCCGATAGGCATGTTGTTCCGATTGTAGTAGTTTGCGAAGTCCTGCCATGCGGAATTGAACTGCTGCATCGATGACTGATACCTTAAGCCTTCATTATTGGTGGAATCTATCATCGCCATCAGATAATATATGTAAACATCCGCATAGGTATCAGGAACTATCAGCTCCGTCTCCATGTCGTCTATCGAATATCCATTAAACTCAACCACTTCTGCGAGCTGGTGAGTGAGTATGATTTCATCTATTATTTTTCCTTCAAGCACAGAAAGCCATCTGACCTTTAATTCATCGGGATACTGATTAGGCTTTATTGTGTCGACTTCAGTAATTGCATCGTTTATCGTCATATTATTCACCAAAAAAGGGACAGCGGATCTCTGCTGCCCCTTACTCCGCTTTGTTTACTTGCTCTCTATTGCTGAACGCCTTTTGATTGCAAGATTGTCCATTCTCTCACTGTTCATGAGAACTTCATAAACAGCCGCCGAAACTTTTACCGGCTCTCCACGCTGTATTTTGGTGATCTCACCATTTATACCAACAGTGACATCATCCTGCTTCTCGCTTGTAAGAGGAAGCGTTACATTGTAAAAATCCTCGGTATAAAGTCCGGTCTTCTCTGCCTTCTTGGGAATGTCTTCCACAAAAACAATTTCTTCTTTTACTTCTTTTTTAGTAGCCATGTTTCCTCCTAAATATCCTGGTGGGTTTTGCCCCACCAGGTATATAAGTTAGTTTGCAGCGGCTTTCTTTGAGTAAGCAGAAAGTGATTCGATACGAACCATGTACTGCTCTACAAGTCTCTCTGCTACCTTTGTAGCCTTCCACCCCACAGTGGCCCTCATGTTGAGGGGATCGTCGCCAGCCCCTAAAGGCTTTACTATGGTTTCAAGTCCACCGCCTTCTACTGCAGTCTTTCCGTATGCATTCTTACCAAGAACGATAGTACCGAATACTGCATAATACAGTGTGTCAGTTCCTTCAGTGTAAGTAGGGCAGTTATCTGCTGCGGACTTCCAAATCTTAGCCTCGGTAGACTCTACGAATCTTACGTTTCCGATCTTTCCGATCTCGCCTTCAAACATCTTGTCAACAGCTGCATCAGTGTACTTATGTACATCAATCCAGTCTGAAGAAGTGCGAAGGTCGTATGAAACGTAAGGATGGATAATTGCTACATAGTCTCCGTCAAAGGTAGGAGCGTTAACAGCCTTGAGCTGGGTAGCTGCCTTCTCGATGTCATTAATGGTGAGCTTATCAACAGCAGTAAGTGCTGATCTCGATGCTCTGTCGCCACTGTAGTTTACGTTTGTACCGCCAGCAAGAACGTCTCTTGTGATGGTATCAAGTGTTCTACCAGCCTGATCACCAAGAAGATGAAGTGCCTCTGTAATGTTGTTATCGATTGCGGTGAGCTTCAGCATATCAGAGATTGTGATGTAATCGCCGTACTGAGAAACTGTTGCCGTAATCGTGGTTACATTAAGATGATTTCCATCCGGAGTAACACCCTCGGTAAGAGGTGTGGTAGCCTTCGGAAGTGAATCATACTTTCTGAACTCAATAGTCTTACCGCTTCCCTTGGGAATGGGCTTTTCCTGGCCAAACTGATCATGAACAAGATTAGGACCTGCAAGGTCGATAAGTCTCTTGTCATAATAAGTCTTCATTTCAGGTGCAAGGTCATTTGTCCCCACATTATTAAGTAATGTGGTCTGTGTGTTGGGATTTGCAAAAAGCTGCAAGAAAATCTTTCTCTTCATAAAATCGTCTCCTCATTGAAGGTAACGGCTTAGAAGGAAATAATTTCTCCTCGTGCCGCCCTTCTTTCAATTTCTTCCCTGTCAGCCTTAGTTAATTTGCTGACATCGGTTTTAAAGGTTGCTCCAGTATTGCTTGCCGTAGCACCTTCAGACGGTCTTGCGGATCTACCATTGATAGAATTAACGAGGCTCTCTTTGACTTTCTCGGCAGTGTGTGCCATTGCACCACCTACCATATCGTCAAAATGAATAGCCTTGTATGCTCCCTCTACGGTTACACCACTTGTGAGTAGCTTTGCAAAATCAGGATTCTGTATTTCAGTGCCTAAGTCTAATTCAATTCCGAACTTCTCGGAGAACTCCTGCGCCTGATCCATCCACTCGTGATAGATTTTCTCTGTGTTTTCCTGTTCTGCTTTGGCTTCCTGTGCTTTCAGAAGCGCTTCATTCTGTCTCTCAAGCGCTCTTATCTCCTTGTACTGTTTAACAGTAAGGCCTTTTTCTATAGCTGCTTTCTGATAGAATGACTCGTCTTCCTCTACCGCTTTTAAAAGCCCTTCTACATCGTCTGCGTTAGAGCCATACTTGTCTGCAAGAACTTGTAATATGGGATTTACCTTGTTAAGCTGTTCTTCTACGCCCTTGAACTTCTTAAAGCGATCATCTATTATCGCCTGTGTTCTTTTAGCGTATACATCCTTAAACTCTCCCTTGATAAGCTCCTGAAAACGTGCCTCTTTCTGCTCCGGCGTTTCGGCATCAGCGGATTTGCCATTGGGATTGGCGATTTCCCCTGAAGGCTTTCCATAGACTACTGTGGATAAGTCTTCCTGCCCTTTGGGTGAGCGACTCCCAGTTTCTGCTCCATCAGCTCCGCTTCCTTCGCTTCCGCCAGCGCCTGCGCCTGCGCCACCATCAGCAAAGAGCTGAAGTAAAATAAGATTTTTCATTCCATGTCTCCTTCCAAGTGTCAGGGCTTTATTGCCCGATGTGGTCACCCCACAAAATCATCTTACAAAAAAGGAGCGACTCAATGTCACCCCTGTTTTTGGCTTTTTGACTATTTTTTTTAAAATATTTTCAAATTGTCGGGATAAGTGTCTGATAATGCCATCATCCCATGCCTCATCATCTCAAATGCCGCCACCGCTTCAGGGCTTTTTGCCTGATTGCACATAAAGAAGTTGCCATCTGACATTAATAGCGATATCATCATCGCCTTGCCCTTCTGCTCAAGGTCTTGTATGTAATACATATAAGACTGAGATAGCATGGAGATACCAGCGCAGACTATATCGTGTCCTTTGTCGGCATAATCTGCGTGTCCTGTTATCTCTACTTTCCTTATATCTCCGTTGTAATCAAATCTTACTGTCGTCATATATTACCTCGGTGCGGTACTGTTCTTTGTAGCATTAGCCGCCTGTGCTGACAGTGAGCCTTTTGATGTCTTAATCTCTCCGGCATTCTTTCCGCCCTGTCCGTCTGCCATTGTAGCCGCCTGTCCTTGCATGATCTGTGCCGTAAGATTAGTACCATTCTGCGCATCCACCAAAGGAGTGAGCTGCATAAGGATGTTCTGAAGTTGCACAACCTGGTCATACAACGTGCCATTCTCTTTTATCTTGTCCTTTACCTTCTGAATCTCATCGAAATCCATCATATCAAGGCAAGCAAGAGCGGAATCCGTGTTATTCGGTGCAAAGAATCCCATGTTGTAGAGATTAAGCGCTGTCTGATTCTGCGATTCTCTTGAATATGCGCTCTGCTTCTGAGGCTTTACAACGATATCAAAGATAGGAAGCCTGCTGCCTAAATCGATTCCAAAGGCCATTCCCTGTTCCTGAGGCGCTACCATTGCGTTACCAAGTGTGACAAAAGCTGTTCCGCCATCGTCTCCCACGATCCTGAAGGAACGTGACTCGTCATAGAACTGTCTGATAAGCTCGATAACAAGCTCTACAATCTTCTTAAACGCTCTGTAAGCGCCAAGATTGGTATCTCTTGAAAGTTTTCCTGCTGCTTCCTGAAGGGATGCGATACCTGATGCCGTAGTAACACTCGATACCTGGCCCTGAGAAGATGCCGTATTGCCGGATGTATCCTTCATCTGCTGTATCTGATTAAGATATACAGACTCATATATTCCGCTAAGAGGAGATGCAACGAGCTGTCTGAAATCATTTTCTCCCAGGTTACCCGATGTATGGATGGTGGGCTTAGACAAATCGTTTAACTCATCCTCATTGATACCGCCATCGCTTCTGATAATGTTCCTCGGTCTTGCGTTTACCATCGCATTCTCAAGAATAGCCTGTCTTAACTTGTCCGTGAAAAGCTGGTCGTCTTTTACAAGATCTATGAAACCGAATCCGGCAATAGAACCCTTGTAGGGATACAGAACATCGAATACAAACGGATATTTGCCATGCTGATACAGTCCTTCTGTCACCCCTTCGTTCTCTGTCGAATAAATAACCTGACCTTCGCAGAACTGGCAATAATGAAGAATTGTACTGTTCTGATGGATTCCGTTTATATCGGTGTATGAGATATTCTTCTTGTAATACCAGTCAATCAGAGCCACTTGCCCTGAATTGTCGATATCTTCCGACTGATGTATATTATCAGCCTCTATGGGGAGATTAGAGCTTCCTCTTAATTCAATGCCGTACTTCTCTTTGGCTACATCGCCTTCTATCATCGTAACAAAGAATACGTTCGGGGAATCCTGAATGTCCTTGACTCCGCCCTTCCAAAAGATGTTAGGCATATCAATTACTTTGATGTTGATATCTCCAAGACCGTTATTCAGCTTGTTATCCCAAAATACACCATAGACTGCTGTGCCGTACTTCATCTTATCCCACATACCGTCTGAGTATGTAGCCTGGAACTCGCAGTTTTCCATGACTGTAGGAATAACTTTGCTTAATATCTTTGCAGCCTCTTCATCGCCTCTTTCTCTTGGCAGGATATTGGCTTCAGGATAATTGTCCATCGCATCTGCGTGTTTGTTCAAAATAACATTGTCGAGCCATGCAGAACGAGGCTTTACCCTATTGTCTTCCTTGTCAGACATAAAATCCCAGTGTTCAAGTCTCCAAAACTTCTCATTTTCGGTGATTCTCGCATCAAGGTTGGCTTTTTCCTTCTTGTAATCAAGCATGGTATCATAAGCTTCTCTTATCTGCTCCTCACCTATAGGCTTACTTGCTTCTGCTTTCTTCCTCATGTCTTCCTCCTTAAATATTTATATAAGTGCTTCCTGTTGTTCGTTTATTGACTCTCTGATTCAAAGGATCATCATAATCGATATTCTGAAGAACATTGACTCTCGGCGCAATCGGTCTGTCCATCAGAACATATCTGCATTCATCGTATATATGGTCTTCCATGTCGGTCTCTATGTCCTCAGGATGTCTCTCTGAGTACACCAGCATAGGAAATGTCCGTATAAAGTGCTTGCAAGTGTTGAATACTTGGAACATGCACTCGCCATTCTTGTCAAAGGCTAACCGATAGTGGAACTGCATCTTTCCAGGGATTCTCGTGTTATCGCCAGGTGTCCAGTGAATGAAGTTAGGGCTTCTCTCCATCATCCTTGCGATAGACTCTCCTCTTGACTCATCCCATATCGAAGGATCGGCTATTCCGTCTATCCTATGCCTTCTCAGCACTTCATCCGTCTCTTCTATCTCGTGGATGTTCTTGGCTATCTCGTAGGGATCTATCTTGAGTCCCGTATTCGGCTCTCCAGTACATCCGTAGTATTCCTTTATCCTATAGACCTTGCCTTTGTGGTCTACGGCATACCAGCCAACACTGAAAGGCTTTGCATAACCAAAGTCGAATCCTCTGACAATCTTCCAGTCCAATGG